TTCATTGGTGAGGTACCATGTTAATGCGGACAGAAATGTATTAATAGTTGTACCCACAACATCTCTTGTGGAACAAATGTATAAAGACTTTAAAGAATATGGTTGGAATGTAGATCATCATTGCCATAAACTTTATGCAGGAGCAGAGAAATATACGGAACATGATGTAGTGATTTCCACATGGCAATCAATCTATAAAGAACCTAAGAAATGGTTTGATAAGTTTGACTGTGTGATAGGTGACGAAGCACATCTATTTAAAGCAAAGTCTTTGACATCACTTATGGGTAAACTTCATGATTGTAAATATCGTATTGGATTTACTGGTACATTAGATGGTGCAAACGTTAATCAGTTAGTATTGGAGGGAGTTTTCGGTAAATGTTCTAAGGTCACAAAGACCAATGAACTAATGAAACAGGGATATCTTTCTAAATTAAAAGTAAAAATTATACTAATAAAACATAAAGATAAAATATTTGAAGGGTATCAGGACGAGATGGACTACCTCGTTGAGCATGAACCTAGAAATAAATTCATTAAAAATTTAGCAAAAGATCTCAAAGGTAATACACTAATTCTATTTAACTACGTAGAAAGACACGGTTTACCTTTGTTCAATATGATAAATAGTGATACAGACAGACCTGTGTATGTTGTACATGGGGGAGTTGATACAGAAGACCGAGAAGAAATTCGAGAGTTAACTGAAAAATCAGACAATTCTATTATTGTTGCTTCCTATGGTACATTCAGTACAGGTATAAATATTCGTAATCTACATAATGTTATCTTTGCTTCTCCTTCTAAATCTCGTATTCGTAATTTACAAAGCATTGGACGAGTACTTAGGAAGGGCGACAATAAATCAAAAGCAACTCTTTATGATATTGCTGATGACATATCCACTGACAGAGGAAACAATTACACATTGAATCATTTGTTAGAGAGAGTCAAAATTTATAATGAAGAAAAGTTTGATTATGAGATCATAGATGTTAAACTCAAGGATGATTAATTACGCCAAACACGAAGAAGAATTTTACGGAGTATTAAAACTCATAAATGGAGAGGAAGTGTTGGGTAAAGCTGTTCTTACAGATGACCACGGTGAAAGTTTATGCTTTATTCAAAACCCTGTCGCTGTAGAAATGATTGAGAAAGAAATAGAACACGATAGATTGGCACGAGGGATAGGATTTTCTAAATGGATGCAGTTGTCAGACGAGGACTTTTATGTAATAAGAGAAAAAGATATTTTAACAATATCTGCTATGTCTAAACAATGTGTATTCATGTACGAATCATATCTGAAGGGCGAGTCACCTGATAGTAGAAGAGAAAGAATGGAACAAGAACCCAACAAACATCTGGGTTACTTAGGATCTATTGACTCTGCCAGATCATTATTTGAAAAAATGTATAAGTTGAATAAAGGTAAATAATATATTCAGAAACCTCTACACGGTTAGTGTACAGCAAATTGACAACTTTGTCAAGCTCTGCTATAATAAAAACAATCCAGAAGGAGAAATATGGCTGCACGAGCGAGCACCAAGAAGAAGCAACACTATGTTGACAACAAAAAATTTCTTGAGGCTATTATAAAGTACAAAGAAAAAGTTGACATCGCTGAAGTAAAAGGTCTTCCTAAACCTCGCGTCAATAATTATATCGGGAGTTGTTTCTTAAAGATAGCAACTCACTTATCTTACCGACCAAACTTTATCAATTACATGTATAAAGATGATATGGTCTGTGACGGTATAGAAAATTGTATACAGTATATTGATAACTTTGATCCTACTAAATCAAGAAATCCATTTGCATATTTTACTCAGATAGTGTATTATGCATTTCTAAGACGTATAGCAAAGGAGAAAAGACAGATGGATATAAAAGAAAAGATTATAGAGAAATCTGGATATGATCACGTATTTAGTGTTGACGGAGACGCAAGTACCGACTATAATCAAATTAAGAACAGAGTGGAGATGAATCAAAAGCGATGAAATTATTGCTGATAACTGATCAACACTTTGGTGTTCGTAATGATAACAAACACTTTATCAATCACTACAAAAAGTTTTATGGTAAAGTTGTCATACCTTTTATAAAAGCACATAACATTGAACACATCTTTTGTTTAGGTGACACGTTTGATAAACGTAAGTCTATAAACTTTAATTCATTAGATGAATCTAAAGAGATGTGGTTTGACCCTCTAAGAGAAATGGGTGTCAAAATGGATATGCTTGTAGGTAATCATGACATATATTATAAGAATACATTACGAGTCAATGCACCAGATGAACTTCTGGGTGAGTACCATAACATTCATGTAATTACAGAACCAATTAACATCACTTATGATGGTCTTGACATTCTATGTCTTCCTTGGATATGTGATGACAACCTTGAACAATCATTCAGAGCAATCAAGGAAAGTAAAAGCAAAGTGTGTATGGGACACTTAGAACTCAATGGTTTTGAAGCACATCCTGGTCACATGATGGAACGTGGCATGGATCATTCGGTCTTCAAAAAATTTAAAAAAGTGTTTACAGGACACTATCATTCTAAATCACACAAAGACAACGTTTATTATCTTGGAAATCCCTACCAACTTTACTGGAATGACTTCGGATGTAAAAGAGGCTTCCACGTTTTTGATACAGTTACTCTTAAGACTACTCATTATAGGAATCCCTTTGACGTTTTTCATAAATTGTATTATAATAATGGAGTTAGTCTCCCAAGCGAAAAAGATGTCGAAGGAACATTTGTCAAACTCATCGTAGAAGAGAAGGGTGACTATGCCAAGTTTGACTATGCAGTTAAACGTCTACAAGACATGAACATTGCAGACCTTAAGATTGTAGAAGATCTTAGTGTACTTGGCGAGAGTGATTCAATATTAGAAACTGAAGATACTTTAACATTGCTCGATACCTACATAGATGATATAGATCTACAAGTGAGTAAAGATAATGTCAAAAGTGTAATGAGATCTCTGTATATGGAGGCATCAGCAATCTAATGTTCGTATTAACTGATAAAAAATCTGGCGGGATTTACTCCGTCTTAAACAAAGACAACCAGAAAACTGTTCAATGCTTTGAAGAGGAATCTGATTGCCAAAGATATCATGAAATGCTTGTTGCTAATGATACAGAACACGAACTACTTGTCTTAGAAGTAGCAGATGAACTTATCGAAGTGAATTGTGGAACTCATGGATATCGTTATATGGTAATAAAATCAGAAGATTTGGTTGTACCTCCCCCTAAAACCTTAGAAAATTGATTACATTTGAAACGATTGCTTGGAAAAACTTTCTTTCTACAGGCGATCAATGGACTGACATCCAACTTGATGATGCAGGTGCGACACTTATTGTCGGATCTAATGGAGCAGGTAAATCTACTATGCTCGATGCTTTGTGCTTTGCTTTATTCAACAAACCTTTCAGAAAGATAAGTAAGAGTCAACTGGTAAATAGTATTAACGAAAAAGGAACCAAGGTACAAGTAACATTTAGTATAGGGAGAGATGAGTATCGTGTATTCAGAGCAATCAAACCAAATCTTTTCGAGCTTTACAAAAACAATAAGTTGGTTGATCAGGACGCTGCAACTAAAGATACCCAGAAATATCTCGAACAATCAATTCTCAAACTCAACTTCAAATCTTTCACACAAGTCGTCATCTTGGGTTCATCCACATTTGTCCCCTTCATGCAACTCAATGCTCCTGTCAGGAGAGAAGTTATCGAAGATCTACTCGACATCAAGATCTTCTCACAGATGAATACGATCTTAAAAGATCGATACAAGATAGCATATCAACAAAGTAAAGATTGTAGCAACCTTCTATCTATAGCAGAAGAGAGGTTAAAATCACAGGAAAAACTTATAAAATCCTTAAGAGAAGTAAACAGTGTTAGAAGACAAGAGAAGGAAGATAAAGTAGTACAGAATAAAGCCTTAATAGAAACCATATCAACAGATCAATCTCAAAGAAATGATGAACTCTCAGCACTAGAAAAAGAATTAATCGAAACAGATACACACCAATATATACTATCTGATCTCAAATCTAAAACAGCAGATCTTAAGTCAGAGATGAAAAGAGTATCTAAGGAAATGAAATTCCTTAAGACACATGACACATGTCCTACATGTACACAAACAATAAGTCAAGAATTTAAAGGAGAGAAGATAGATTCACTGACTCATAGCGGGGTTGACTTTGCTAAAGCTTTAAAGAAAGAAGAAAAAGCTATTGAAGATGTAGTTTCTATCTTGGATCAAGCCAATGAGTTATCAATGAAAGCTCATGAATTACGTGGTGAGATCTCAACCTTTGATAGAGATATCGTAAGATTAGAATCCGAGAACTTATCAATAGAGAAAGAACTTAGTAGTTTGGTTGCAGCACCTAAGATAGAGAAAGAAGAACATGTTTTAAAAACATTAGTAGATGACTTTGAAGATACTAAAATTGACTGTGGTAAAGTTGCACAGAAGATAGATGAATATCATACAGTAAAAAGTTTATTACAGGATAGTGGAATCAAGCGTCGTATAATTAAGAAGTATATACCAATATTCAATCAACTCATTAATAAATATCTTCACAGCATGGATTTCTTTGTTAACTTTACTCTTGACGAGGAGTTTAATGAGGAGATTAAGAGTCGTTTTAGAGATGATTTCTGTTATGCATCCTTCTCTGAAGGAGAGAAACAAAAGATTGACCTAGCACTTCTTTTTACATGGAGAGAAGTAGCACGTATGAAGAACTCAGCAGCAACTAATTTGTTGATTCTCGATGAGGTATTTGATAGTTCTTTAGATACTGATAGTACAGGTGCCCTACTTTCTATACTTGGAACGTTGGGAAATAATACAAACATTTTCGTAATATCACACAAAGGTGACATTCTTATTGAGAAATTTCACAGAACGTTAAGATTTGAAAAGATCAATGATTTTTCCAAATTAGTGGACGATTTATAAGCTGGCACATTCATTGTTTCCAAATACATTAAAAGGTACTATAATATGGGTATAGACGAGACACCCATGCTAATTAACCAAGAAGTAAAAGGACAACTTGCAAAACTACTTGCAACAGAGAACCTTACAATAGAACATCGTAAAGTATCTACAGCATACTTTGATGTAGAGAAACGTATCCTATGTCTTCCTATCTGGAAGTCTGCTTCTAATACAGTATATGATTTACTTGTAGGTCATGAGGTTGGTCATGCATTATTCACACCTGCAGATGAACTCAATGATGCACCTAGAGCATTCGTAAATGTTCTTGAGGATGCACGTATCGAGCGTATGATGAAAGTAAAATATCCAGGTCTTCGCAATACATTCTTCAAAGGTTATCAAGAGTTATGGAATGATGGGTTCTTCGGTGTATCAGATGGAGATATAGAGCAACTATCTTTGATTGATCGTATCAATCTATTCTTCAAAGGTAATTCATCAATAGATTTTGATTCAGATGAGCAGGTATATGTAAATCGTGCAGCAGTAACTAAGACATTCCAAGATGTGCTAGATCTAGCACGTGATATGATGGATCGTGCAGAGCAGAAAGATCAAGAGAGTGAAGAAACTACTCCTCCAGAAATACCATTCAACGGAGAGAAAGATCTAGATGGTGAGTATGAGTTAGGTGAAAAGCAATCTGTACCTGCAGGTCAGGGAGAAGAAGGAGAAGGTGAAAAAGGTAAAGGTCGTCCAGACTTAGGTGAAGATGATACAGACTTTGATGATGAGTTTGAAGATGAAGGACTAGATTATGATACTGGTGTAGTAGGTGGTGGTACTAAACTAGAAACAGAATTCAAAGAAACACAATGTGTTACAGATGAAGCACTAGCAGAATCCATCGAGACTCTTGTTGATGAAGATTCAAGAGAGTGGGTTTATCTTACAATGCCTAAGATCAAAGACCTCAACACAATTGTTATCGACAACAAAAAAATCAGAGAAGATTTAGAAAAGCACTTTGAAGATGAGTACGCTAAAGTGGCAGACCCAACAATGGAAAATTCTGATTGGAGACAATTTCAAGTTAAAGAGCAAAGAGATGCAATCGAGAATGGTCGCAGACACTATCAAACATTCAAGAAGTCAACTGGCAAGACAGTAAACTATCTTCTCAAGCAATTTGAAATGAAGAAGTCTGCTGATCAGTACAAGAGACAGGCAACATCTAAAACTGGTGTTATCAATACTCAATCTCTATACAAGTACAAGTTGACAGAGGATATCTTCAAGAAGATTACAGTAATACCTGATGGTAAGAATCATGGTCTTGTTATGTTCCTTGATTGGTCTGGTTCTATGAGTCAGTGTTTACTTGATACACTTAAGCAAACATACAACCTAGTATGGTTCTGTAAGAAAGCAAACATTCCTTTCAGAGTCTATGGTTTCCAGAGTGGATATCATTCTTCATACAGATATGGTTCTGGACTTCATGAAGGTATTGACCATAAAGTAAATCAACTTGCTATCGGTGATGACTTTAGACTTCTTGAGTTTCTTTCATCAAGACAAAACAATAGATCACTAGAAGCATCTATGAAGATTCTTTACTTACAAGTGTATGCAATGAACAACTATAATATCAAAGCAAATCAACCTTATGGTCTTGGCGGTACTCCACTTGCAGAAGCAATCTATTGTGCAAAAACAATCGTTGCACAAATGAGAGCACAAGAGAAAGTTCAGAAAGTGAATGTTGTTTGCCTAACTGATGGTGAAGCAAATCCTATGAACTATACTGCAGAGTCTGAGCACTTTGAAGAATTACGTCAAAGAAATATCTGTAGTGGTTCTCAAGTATTTGTCCTTCGTGATAAAGCAACTGGATACCAAAAACGTTTAAATGGTAGTCCTTATCTAACAACTAAAGAGATTGTTTCATACATGAGATCAATCACAGACTACAACTGGATAGGTATTCGTTTATGCTCTAAGTCAGAATTGAATAGAGTTGTTAGAAACTTTACTGAGAACTATGAGGATGTACAAAAGTATGACAAGCAATGGAGAAAAGAAAAGTTTATCTCTATCAAAGATGATGCAGGTTTCACTGAAGCATTCTTCATGCCTGATAGAAACAATGGTTCAGATTCTGAAGAACTAGAGATCAAACAGAAAGGTGTTGAAGCAACCAGAGCAGAACTAAACAGAGCATTCAAAAAGCACATGAGTTCAAAGATGCAGAACAAAACCATTCTAAATAAATTCATTGAGCAGATTGCATGATTGTAGATGATGTTGCACAGAGTATTCGCAGAATAACCTGTGCTATA